GCTCTATACGAAAGGTCTCACGCAGGAGCAGTTCGGCGAGGTATCCAGGATCTCTATGGCGAGCACTTGAGCAAGACAAGCATCCCACCGCTTCATAACAACCTCTGCGAGGACGTCTCGTAATGACTCACTCAATCTCTGAAGATGTATTACATGTTCGCCTTCAAAGATTGCGAATACATGAAGATCCACCGCAAGTGGAGTGTGGAGACCGAAGCCTTTTCCGTAGAGCTGGATCTGTGAAGACAAGTGCCGTGAAATGTCGGGGGGGCTCCAACAAACACATGGGGAGCACCTTGGTCTGGAGTGAGATGCTCGCAGAACTGCACGAATGGTGCATGCGGGGAATCGGCTTGGTGTGTGCCAACGGGTTGAGGATCCAGCCTACAAAGCCAATTTCATCTATCTGAACTACGAAGCAAGGATTCAGTCGATAATCTGACCAACGAGTTGAATCGAATATTTATAGAAGGACTTTCGACGGGGTACACGCATAAGGAAGACCATATCCAACGAGAGCCGGTTCTGCGGCTGATGGGCAAAACAGCCATGAATAAGTAATCGAACCTGCGGCCATAATACATTGTCCCGTTTTTTTTAATAACATAACAAACAATAAAAAAGATATGCTATCTTTGCAAAAGATATCAAATGAGCACTAACATATAAGGGGCAACCCGCTGAACTGAACGTCGAACTCGCAATTCTCGTAATCTCTATCAGTCAGTCGGCTTGCGGTCCTCGGTATATACCTTGTGGTATAGCCGTGGACGCATGGACTGTGATTGATAGAGAGGCTATGCGAGGCCCGACGTTCAAGAATGGTACTTGCGTCCTTTTTTTATGAAATACAAAGCCATAATGAGAAATTGCTTATAACAATTGTGAACTTATATAGCCACATTTAAAACTTGTTGCAATAAAACTGGAGGAAGCCCAATCAAAAATGCCGTCGCTGGCACTTGTCAAATGTGCAGGACATTCAACCAGTTTACGTGGGTCCGTATCGAATGATACGGTCCCATTTTTGTTTCCGTCAATGTACCATGACAAAAAATAATGGCCATGAAAGCCAACTCAACTAGTGTCCTTCGGTAGGTTCATCATCCTTTTTGTATCTGGAAATATTCCGTGTATTTAATGTCCACGTATGGGTTGTCACTAGAGATGGACTGATGAATGGCCTTGACCCGTTTCCAGAACCACCACCCTTTGTATTCTACCCATATAGCCTGATTTAATGTTACGG